GCACGTATTGAAATCGGCGGGCACCGTGCAGGGGGAGATCTCAAACGGCTCCCAGTCGGTGGCCTTGAACATGCCGATTTCCTTGTCGTTCAGATAGGGCGGCTTGCCCTCCGGCATCCCCTCGGTCTGGAGGTCCGTCTTCTCGCGCTTGTAGATGAAAGTGCCGAAGCTGAGATTTTGGAGGATGCCAGCGTTGGCCTTGCGGAACATCTCGGCAGCGTCCGGATCGCCAAGATCGAACTGCAAAGTGGCCATGCCCTTGTCGCCGTTGGGCCAGGCACGGCGGACCACGCCCACCTGTGCCCGCGTCCCAACCTTGCCCGCGATCAGGGATTTGAAATCGTCGCCGGTGAAGTGGGTGTCGAAGACGGGCGCGCCATTGTTCAAACGGTCAAAGCGGCAGCCCTCCATGGCGAGCTTGAGCATGTAAGGATCGCCGGTCGAGCGGTCCACTCTGGGGACGAAGGCCCCGCTGTACCAGACCACATCGATGGTGCCGTCCTTGGCGTTGGCCGTGCTGGGCAACACCTGGGCGTCGGCGGAAAAGACTTCCGCGTCGGGACTTCCGGGCGGCGGCGCGCCCGCATCCCCGTGCAAGTATTCCGTTTTGAGAAGCGGCATCGATGACCTCCTAATCGCGCACGGCGTTCACCGCGATGAAATCGTTTTCGCCCAGTTTCTTGAGTTGGTAGAGCTGCTTCTGAAGCCATGCGACATGGCCTTTGAATTTGTCATCGCCCTCGCGGTGCCACTTCACGAGGTGCTGGTAGAAGTGGAAGTTCGAAATGTCGCCGGCCTCGTAGCACTGCCGGCACAGATCGGTGAAGCGGGCAATGGCGGCCTGCTCGGCGGCAAAGGCATCGTTCAGAATCTCGGTGACGCTGTCGTGGGTCGCGGCGGTCTTCGGCTCAATCGTGGGCGCGCCCTCCAGGAACAGCAGGCGGCTCACCAAGCACTTCATGTGGTCTTCGCACTGCTCCTTGAGCTGCTTCAAGCCATCGGCCAGATCCAGCCCCAGACGCTTCAGGTCGCGCTGGTCTAACAGATACTGGAGCATCATCGAGGCTTCGATATTGGCGGCCTCCTGAAGGCCAGTCATCACCTGTGGATTGCCTTTCATGGTTGTCCTTCCTTGTTGTGGGGAGATTCTTAGCCGCGATAGAGGCGCGATGCGGATTCAAAACTGCCACTCGCGCGCGCCATGCCGGCGACGAGCAGATCCTTCACCATCCCGAGGTCCTCTTCCGAGAGCGCCGCGAATCCCTGGCCCTTCGGTTTGCCGGGAGCCGGCTTGCTGTTCGGTGTCCGCTCTTCAGTCCCCACCGGTTGCTCCTGACCGCGCAACGTGGTGTTACGCGGGTCGCAATCGAGAATGATTTCGAACTTATCCAGCAGCTTGTTGAACAACGCAATCTGCTGAAGCTGCGTGGGGGGATCGTATCCGTTCTCCAAGACCGCTTCGAACCACGTCTTCCGGCCCATGCGCACGTCCTTCAAGACCGCCTCCGCGTCCTTCACCGGATCGACGGACTCGAAACGCGGCGCAGTCCATTGCACGGTGCGGAGTCCGATCTTTGGGTCTTTCACAGCCGATTGCGGAATCTTGCCCTGCAAAATCAGCGTGTCGATGAACCGCCGCCACGCGGGCATCGCGAACAGCGGGATCAGCGTGAGCCAACGATAGGCTTCCACCGTGTTGCGGAAGCCCAACATGCCGCCGCGCCAGGAGGAGTAATTCACCTGCGACATGTCGCCCGTGCCGAGTTCGTACGGCAAGCCAATCCCGGCCATAATGCCCTGCAACTCGGTCATCTTGTATTCGCGGTAACCGCCCGCCGGCGGCGGATTGTTGAACTTGATCTGCTGGCCGGGCTTCAGGTACTCCACCATTCCCGGCTGGAAAGTCTCGACCGGAATCCCGCTGGATGGGTCGGTACCGGCTAGGCCCAGCGGATCGCCATTGACGCCTTCCGGCTGCTCGACGAACGCAGTGACGCACGCTTCCACCTTCTTGCGAACCCGCTCGGCGTCACAGTAATCGTCGAGGTCCCGGAGCGCCATCATCACGGGCGCCAGCCACGGAACGCCACGCACCTGGCCGGGCCGGAGCACGCGGTACACGTGCATGATCTGCTCGGCCCCCACGGGCTGGCTTACGATCCCGCCGCGCGGGTTGAGAATCAAAACGCCGCCGGGGTGATAACTGAACAGCCAATACGCGATGCGCCGGCCCATTTCATCGAACTGGACGCCCTCCATCACATGGCCGTTGACCAGCCCCATGGTGCGAGCCTGGTCAAGAAAGTCGGCTTCCAGCATCTGAAGCTGGAGCGGAACGCGCAGCCCGGAATCGGCAGGCCGGGGCCGGAACCGCACAATTGCTTCGCCGCTCTCTGCCATGGTGCGGACGGTCAGCGTCTGCATGCCGTAGAAATCCAGCCGCTGCGGCGTGTCGCAGGCGTCCGCGAAGAAGGGCCACTCGGCATCGATGATCTTGTCGATAGCGGTGTTGCCGGTCTTGGCCTTCGGTACAATGCCGGTCCCGACCACATTGCCTGCCAGTTCCTCCACGGCGCGCGCCGCATATGGATTATTGCGAACCAGGTCGCGGCTGCGGTTGCGCAGCCAGATGAGCGACCCCATCAACTCGACGTTGGCGTCGGTCGAGGCGGCGTACCAGCCGTAGGCACGGCGGCCGGCGGTGGCGCCGTCGTAGCGGAACCGCTCGGTGTGCCGCTCCAGATAACCCGTGGTCAGTGCCAGCGCGACGCGGCTCCGGGCACGTTGCAGCGCCACGCGCGGCGCTACGACACTGATGGCCTTATCGAGAAGATTCATTTGGCCGGTCAAAGTACTCTGCGTCCGGCCGTTCCGCCAGCCGGAGTTCCCGGAGGATCCTCTTCAGCGCCGTTTCGCTGATGACCACGTACCTCGCGCCTTCCGGATCATCCACGGCAGCACCTTGTCGCGGCGCGTGTTCCAGGGCATCAATGACATCCACAATGCTCATCGCCTGCTCTCCAAGACTGCGGCACCAATCGCTACGGCGGCCAGCCAGAGAACGCCCATGCCTGCCAGCGCGCCCGTGATCCATGCCCGCCACCATTCCAGCCGCGCGATGCGCACTCCGTGTTTCTCGCACTGACCAGGTTGGCCGTTGCCCAGGAGTGTCTTTTGCATGCCAGCCACGATGGTGCGAGTCTGGGTCATCTCCGCAATATGCGCCAGCACGGTCTGTTCAAGGCGCTCCAGGATGGTGCGGGTCGCAATTATCTCGGCAGCCGAGCTTTCGCAATGTGGACAAGTTTCCATTGGCTACCACCGATCAATGAGAGTCGGTCCCGTGGGACCGTCGCCGCGCTTGTGCTGTGCGAACCGGACGCGGCTGCCCTTCTGTCCGCTGGCCTCACGGATGTCCTCTTCGATCTCCGCCTTCGCCTTGCGGAGTTCGTCGGTGGAGCGGTACGTCACCTCGCGCCCGTCCGGAAACCGCACCTTCAGCGTGGGGTTGCCGATGGCCTGGTTGACGGCGTCCAGGTTGGCTTGCAACTGTTGAATCGTCAGTGCCATGTCAATCTCTCCCGAACCAGTCCCGACGCGGTATCCAGGGGTCCTCGCCGCGTTCCACCGGGGCCACCACGCGCGGCTCGGCGACATCCGGTTTCGGAATGGCGATCGGAACTGCCGACTGGCTCTGCCCTAGCCGCCCCTCGACCATTCGCGCGAAACGGTCGCAATGCACGGATAGTCTCAGCCCGCTGGCGTAAAGTGCGTGCAGCGCGGCGTAAGCGTAGTTCCGTGCGTCCAGGGCTTCATTCCTGGCGTTCGCCGGCTTCCGCCATTCCGGCTTGGGGAAGCCATTGTGATGGCGCGTGAACTTCTTCTCGGCGGTGAGCTGTTCGAAGTACTCCAGGTCGCGCCCAATCGGGAAGTGGCAGTAGCCCGGCCCCACCTCCCGGATCTTCAGCCGGTCGTAAATCGCCGTCTTCGCGGCATCCACCCCGATCATGAAAAACGGAGTCTGATTCTTGCGGCTGGGCTTCCGTGGCCAGATGGGCGACTCCCCGGCGCGGCCCTTCGTTGCGTACACTCTGCGGTTGTAACGGTCGCGCGTGAAGCGCAGCACGGTGGCGTCCTTGAAACCGCAGTCGATGCACGCCGCCACAATCCGCATCGGCAACCCGGAGGCGTGCAGGTACTCAGCCAGGAGCAATCCCTCCAGGTGATCCCACACCTCGTTGCGCATCACATCCCCAGGAATCACGTGATAGGCAATCGACCAGGATTCCTCATCCCGGCCCCAACCCACAATTTCCATCTCCAGGCGGTCGGCCTGCACATCCACTCCGGCCGTGACCAGCGCGACTCCCTCCGGCGCCTCCGCTTCGAACGGCTCACAGCGGTTCCACAGAGCGTGCGCATCGGTCGGCACCTCGTGGGTCTCTTCCCATAGTTCGGCCAGGACCGTGTTCTTGAATGCCTTGAGCGTTTCCGGCGACTTCTTCGCCGCCAGGAACTCCGCCGCGATCTCGCCCCAGGATTTCTTGGGCGAGATCAACTGCGACAGTCGAAACCCCGGAATCGGCGAGGAGGGATTCTGGGCTCGATATTCCCCGCGCTCCCCCATCCAGGCTTTCTGGTGGTGCGGAATCAACTCCCGACACCCGCCGCAACGGTACATGGCTTCCTCGGGCCTCTCCTCGGGCCACACCAGGCCGGGACCCGTTCCGTCGCCGAACACCAGCACCTGGAACTCGCCGCACTTGGGGCAGGGCACGAAGTAATCGCGTTGGTCGCTTTCGAGCCAGGCCTGTTCGATGCGGCTAAGACCCTTGATCGTCGGAGTGGAGGCCATGACGATCTTCCGGTTGTGCTGGAACTCGGCGGTGCGCTGGACGGCCAGCGAAACCGGATCACCCTCGGTACCGGCACTGGCCGGGTACCGGTCCACCTCGTCGAGCAGCGCATAGCGGATCGGCCGCATGGCCAACCCGGAGGGAGAGATGGCCCCGGTGAACGTGATGTGCCCCGCGCCGTTGACGAAGACCTTGTGCAGGGTGGTGTTGTTGGAGTCGCGCGACTTGACTGGCGCGATCTTCCCGCGCAAGCTCGGCGTGTTCCTGAACATGGGCGCGACGCGGTCCTTGGAGAGGGCTTTGGCGTCCTCGGTGCGCGGCTCCACCACCAGCACCGGCCCCGGATCAATGTCGGCGATGAATCCGAGGAAGTTCAGCAGGACCTCGGTCTTCATCATCTGGGCCGCCGACAGCAACACCACCTGGCGGCACGGATGGCCCGGGCTGAGCACGTCCATCGGCTCGCGCTGATATTGCCGGGTGCGCCATTGGCCCCGCTCGGCGGAAGCGCCGCCCGTGAGGACACGATTCTCGTCGGCCCACTTCGAGACCGTGATGTCTCGCGGCGGCAGCATCGCCGCGGCGCCCACTTCGTGGATGGAGAACGCTTGCATGGTTAGAGACCGGCGTCCGCAACTGCCTTGCTGACCTTCCGCAGCGCCGCCGAAACCTCGGCGACCAACATGCGATGAATCGTTTTCTCGTCATCCACGGCCGCAAGCATCGGCGACAGACGATCCGGAATGGCCATCAGACCGTCCTTGACGATTGCGGAAAAGGTTGCGGCGTACTCATTCGCGCGTATCGCTGGAATCAGTTTGCCGGCGCGCTCCTCGTATTCCAATTGGGCAGTTCGGGCGGCGAAGCTCTCTTTGACAGCGCGCGCCCGCAGGTACGCCGAGACCGGATCTCCGGACGGGGCAGGCGAGTCGTGCACCGGCGGAATCCGATCGGCCGACGCCGCACTCGGCTTGTGAATCGTCTGGCCTGCGAAGGTGTTCTTCTCCCACTCCTGATTGGCGCGCTCGGGATCGATGGTCCCGTCCGGCAGGGTCGTGATGCGCTTGCTGGCAATGGCCTTCTGCACGGCGGTCAGACTGCACCCGCGCAGCCGCGCGTAAGCCCGACGAGAGATGCCCATCACGCGACCTCCCTAATACTCGGCATCTCCATTCCTCTTGAAGATTTGGCTTGCTTTCCGGGGGAACCAGAGTGATGAATCGTCTTGCCGCGGATCTTCCGCCGAAAGGATAACCACCACGATGAACGCCGAAACCACCGCCAAGGCCGTCGAAAAGCTCATGAACGCCACGAACCTCACCACCAGCGCCGCCATGGCAGAGGTCAAGAAGGCCAACAAAACCGCCGCCGTTGCGGAACAGGGCGCCCAGGTTGCGCCGGAGAAGTCCCCCTCGAAGAAGGGTGCCAGCCAGAAGAAGAGCGCGCCCAAGGGCCAGAAAACCGGCAAGGTCGCCAAGCCGAAGGCCAAGGCCGCCTCGCCGAAGAAGGGAGCCAAGGCCGGCAAAAAGCCCGCCAAACCCGCCAGCAAGAAGGCCACCAAAGAGGACGCCGTACCGCGCGAATCCTCCAAGAAGGCCATCATCCTGGACCTCCTCCGACGCAAGCAGGGTGCCACCCTCGCCGAGATCGGGAAGGCGACCGGCTGGCAGGCCCACAGCATTAGGGGCTTCGTTTCCGGCACCCTGATGAAGCAGATGGACCTGCCGGTCGAGTCCTTCCGGAATGCGCTCGACGAGCGCACCTACCGCATTCGCTAACTACAACTTTCCACCTGCCTCACCAAGCCGCCGCCGGGTTCAACGATCCGGCGGCGGTTCTGCTTCCAGGATCCTCAGTTCCGCCGACCAGTCCGCGAGCGCCAGACAAAGACCCTCGACGTCCGGGTGCCCGGCGAGCAGCAACGCTTCGGTGGCAGCTATGTCCGCGCGGCACCGGTCTACCTCACGCCGCCGCTGCGCTTCGCGATCCGGCAACCTCGCGGTAGCTTCTTCCGTCGGATTCAAGCTTTGCTTCTCGGCCCGTGAATTCCTGCCAGCGCGTGATCGCGACGTCACAATACTTCGGTTCCAACTCA